GACCGTTCGTAAGCCGCCAATCGTCGGCTCGGTCGCGGTCCGGGCCGGGGAGCTGGGTATAGAGCTGAGGCCAGCGAATGGAGAATTCCCACTCGCGTAAGGCGCCCTGAATCCTCGCCGCGTCGCCCGCCCGTCCGTTCGATCGGAGGTGGCTCTCGGCCACGAGAAGACACGTCTTCGCCGCTTGCTCTTCGTACCATGCCCACGCGCCGCGCCGCCCTTCCACCCATTGCAGGAGCGGGAGCTGCTCGGCCTGGATCGCGATGCCCGAGGCGCTCGCCTGCTGCACCATTCGAATCAGGGACGGCGGTACGCCGTGCATTTCGAGCGAATGGTCCAGGAAGTTATTGAGGTCGGTCCAGTCGGCGTCGATGTATGCGAGCTCGGGAGCGAGGTAGAAGAGCGTGGGGAGCTGGCCGTTTCCGGCCGCGTCCACGCCGCCCGCGGGGAGGGTAATGAAGTCGCCGGGCTTGATCTGGGCCGGGGGCCGCCAATTGGTGTCGACGCCCTGCGCGATGCCGATCGGCCGCGCGTTGTAGGGGATCGAGTCGCCCAGGCGGTCAAGCCGCTCGTTCACCGATTCGTTGAGCTGGCGGAGCGAGTCGCCGGGCCCGTCCTGCTCGAAGACTTGCGTTGGAAAATACCAATGCGTGAACGTGAATGGAAGGATTCCCGCCTCTTGCTCATCTTCGTCCGGGTCGCTGACCTTGCGATAGGGATTATCCTTCTTGCCCTTGAACTTGTAGGCCGCGCCGCCCATTCCGGGATGTCCTGCGCTCTTCTCTGTCTCGAACGTGAGGACGCTTTCCTTGGTCCAGAGCCGGAGCCGCCGGCCGCTGTCGTAGTGGTCGATGACGGCGACCGCGTAGGGCTCGGTGGCTTCGTCCGGGTCGGTCCACACGACGGTCTCATGAGCCGCCCACTGGAGGACCTTGACCGGGCTTCCGGGGTCTTCATCGCCCGCGAACTGGAGGCCGCTGAATCCGCCGATCAGGGTGAGCTCGTCGGCCGCTTTCCACTTCGCCCACATGGCCGTGCGCTTGTAGAGCTTATTGAAAAACTCGGTAGCCAGCGCATCGGAGAGCCGGCGGGTAGGCTGGTTCTTGTACAGGTTCGCGGTGAGGATCTCGACGCACCGCTTGAAGATCGGCGAGGTGCGCCGCGTCGCGAGACTCGTGTATCGCGCGTCCCTCGATTTCGTCGGGAATTCCTCGAAATGGGACCGGGCGAAACGGTGGTTCTTCCGCGCGCAGTCGCGGAGCTGGTACGTGTTGTTGAGGCCGTTCTCGATCTCTTCCCGAATGTCTTTGATGTCGATGGACATGGCTTAGCGGGTGCACTCGGCGAGACGGGGGTAACACAGATCACACACGGCATCCCCACAACCGGGGATCTCGACGCCGGCCGCCTCGAGGCGCTCGAGCAGCGCGTCGCGCTCGTGCTTGAGGGCCGCCATCTGCTTGAAGTACGAGTCGGCCAGGCGCTCGGAGGCCGCCAGGGTGCGGCGGAGCTCGGCGTTTCGTACCTTGAGATCGGCGATCATTTCGATGTGGTCTTTAGGCATGAGGATAAGCAAACGTCATGATGAGAGCGTCGAGGAAGTTGGGCGACCGCTTGATCCGTCGCACGAAATCCTCTTTCCGCTCCAAGGCGATTCGCCCCGCGTCGTCGAGGTCGTAGCGGAGGCCCTGGAGCTCGTTGCGATACTTGGCGAGGATGGGAGCGGGGAGGGCGAACCCGGCTTGAGGCACGTACAGGCCGCTTTCGGCTTGCTGGGTGTTTCGCGAGGGGTCGAGCCGCCGCCGGAGCTGCCAGCCGCTCGCGCTGCGCAGGTTGGCATATTTCTCGCCACCTGGCCGGCTGCCAAGGTAGTCCTTGGCGCCGTGAAGACCGACGGAGTTGAGGCGATTGGCGAAGTCGGTCCCGATGCCGGCCGCGTCGTAGGTGATGCGATTCCCTTCGACGCCGTACTCGAGGGCGCGGAGCTTGCACTCCTTGGCGAGACGTTCGAGATTCCATCGGTTGCTGGCCCACTCGCCGAGGACGCCGTTGTCATCCCGAATGACGATTTGCGAGTCGTCGCCCTGGTTGCCCTTGGCGATGTCCACGCCCATACGCCGCGGGGAAGGGCCGCGCACGTAGACGAGCCGGGCCGCCTGGTGCAACCAGGGTATCGGCAGGAGGGCCTGGCTGAGCTCGCTGGGGAACTTGCCCAGGACGTGGCAGAGCCACCACAGGCTATCCTCGCCGTACTCGTAGCGAGCGTTGGCGATCCATGTGCGGTCGGCCATCCCGTAGGGGGATCGCTCGAGGTGCACGTGGGGAGAATCAAGCGAGCTGATCTCGATGACGTTGACGTGGGGGTTGTCGCGCGAGAGTTCGCAGAGCTCGAAAAACTTGCCTTCCGGGCGCAGGGGGTTTCCCGTGTACAGTCGGCGCGAGGGGTTGAGGCTGTCAACGGCTTCGTGCACGTCCTTGTGAACGCCGCTGGCTTCGTCGATGACGGCAAGCAAATCGGCCGCGTGACGCCCGGACTTGGACTCGATCGAGCCGGAGCCGAACCCTTCCACTCGCCAGTTTTCGCCGAGCGTCCAGGTAAGACCCACAAAGCGACCGCCCAGAGGACGGCCGTTCTCAGCAGCGCACTTGGCCGCGCTTTGCAATTCGGACCAGAGCACGCCGGAGAGCTGGGCATTGGTGGGCGCGGCAACGACGGTCTTGCTGCCGGGGTGGAGGGTCGCAAACCAGGCGACGATGCCGGCATCGACGTAGGACTTGCCGACGCCGTTACCAGTCTTGACGCATGTGATGGGATACTTAACAACACTTCGACAAATTTCTTTTTGTTTATACCAGTATGGCCCGCGGCAGAGGATCGTCTCATTGAACCGGGCCGGGTCCGTCTTGCACTTCCGGAGCTCGGTCCGCACCGTCCGGAGGAGTTCCGGCGGGATCTCGTGTGAGCTCTTCCTCGGCTTCCCTAGCGTCGTATTCCTCGCCACGTCGTTGCATGTCTTCCGAGAGATGGCTTATCGAGCTGGCCTGATCCTGGCTTGCCGGGAGCACTTCAAGGCCCCAAAGCTGGGCCTGATTCTTCATGGCCGCCATGCCGGTATGGAGGTAATTCACGTCGCCCGTACGCTCGGTGACCTCGGTGGAGCTGATCTCTTCCTGGCAGTCGTCGTCGTCGCCGGAGGGGTTGACGTTCACGCCGCCTTTTACCCGCCGCTGGGCCCGCTTGAGAGGCTTCTTGGACGCATGCCATGCGTCAAAGGTCTCTTCGACCACATGCTCGTAACGATGGTGATGTGTGACCTTGTGGCGAGCGATCCGCTTCGAGAGCTTTTTGAGCTCGCGCCGCTCGAGCCGCGCCAGGATGGCCTCGACGCCTTGCCGCGTCATGCCGAGCTGATCGGCTATGGTCTGGGTCGACTTGCCGCGTACCCTGAGCCGCCACGCGGTAATCTCGCGCTCGAGTTGCAAGGTGCTATTGGGTCGATTGGCTGGCACACGATACGCAAATGAATAGAGGCAAACAGCCTAATTAAAATCCGAACGCCCGCTTGACGCCCGCCATCCTGCCCGCGATCCGGGTCATGAGCGAGGGTTTCGGGCCGCCCGAGGGTGCCGAATTAGACCGCTTGGGGAGCTGGACCGAGCCGAACCGGGCGCCGGCCGGGCCGCGGGGACCTGAGCGAAAGACCGGGCCCGTGGCCGCCGTCGGGCTCTTGACCCGACCCAGGCCCGCGAGCGTGCCGCGGTAACCCTTCTTCGAGCTCGAGCCGAGCGACATCTTTTGATTCTGGTGGGCTTCGGGAGGACGGACGCGACCGCTCGAGACGGGGAAACTCGCGCCGGCCGGGCCCCTGGGATGAGCCGCGCCCGCGATGCCGCGCCGCGTCGGAATGGAAAATCTACTCATGACTTGATGTGGATGCTTTGCCGTGTGCGAACTGGATTTGTTCGGGGACCCATACCCAACCGTGATCTTTGGCGAGCGCCTTTACGCGCTTGCCGCCGCCCACTACCAGGAAGAGTGGGGACTCCACGCCCGACCATTCCTTGGCAACTTCCCACTCGCCAAGCAGAGCGTCCGGGTTATTGGCGTGGGCTCGACTTGCGTAGGCGCGCCATCCGCGCGGCACTCCGAGGAGGTTGACGCGAACGCCGCCGAGATCATCGCGGCTGATGTTGAATTGACTGTCGCAGTTGAGATCGACGAACAACCGAAGTCCGTTGGATTGCCAATAGCGACCGAGCCAACGTTTTCGGTAGACATGCCAGAGTGCCAATGCGAGGGGGGTTTGGTCGGTGGTCGAGAAATTGGGCTCGACGATGGCCGATGGCCGCGAGACGAGCACCCGCTGAGGGCGCTTCCAAAGGGGCTCAAACTTCGAATCGTCAACGTAGAAGTGCCACGTCCCGACCATCGGCCGCTTGTGTCCGACCGTGCCCCAGGTCGAGACGGGATGGGGAACCTGGTCAGCCTGGAGCTCGGGGAGCAGACTCGGCACGTCGTACGGGTTGTCACTCGGCCAGATGGAATCAAGCGGAATCGTGATCGCCGGGTCTAGGCCGTCCTTGGAATCGGGTAGGGCGCCGTCGCCCGCGGGCTTCTCTTCGTCGAGGAGCCGGCCCGTGGCCTTGACCGCATCCATCAGCTTCGCGAGGTCGTCCGATGCGATCCGGACTCCTTCCGTCGAAAGCAGAGCGTCAAAGGCTTTCCTGTCGGTCTCGGCCGTCCATCCCGTGGGGTCGAGGTGCAGGAGGATCTTGCGCTCTTGCTCTTCGGACCAGTTGCCGATGAGGACGGGGACGGGACCCTTGCCGCGGAAGAGCTTCTTCCGCCCGTGGCCGTCGAGGAGCCGGCGCGTGTTCTCGTTGAAGAGGAGGGCGCCCGCCCAGCCGACGTCAGACATGAACGCATCCAGCGCGCCGAGCTGGCCCGCGGGATGCGTCTTCCAGTTGGCCGGGTTGTCGTCGAGCTGCTCAGGGTCGAGGTACTCGAGCCGTAGCGGCTGGGTGCTCACTTGGCGGCGGGGGCCTTGGCGGGAGCTGGTGCGGGAGCCGGAGCCGAGGGAAGGAACCACGACGCGGGGAGCTCGTGGCAGACCGAGAACGGGTCATCCGTGGGTCGGAACTCTTCCGGCCGCCCCTCGCCGACGTTGCCGGGTATCCACTGGATGCGCCGGCGCACCGATTCGAGGCTGAGAACCTCACTCGGCGGATTGGTGGGCTTCACCTTCTTGCCGGTCACCTTGTACTCGCCTTCGAACACCTTGCCCTTTTCGGGATTGGTCACGGTGCCGAGGTCGCCGAGCTTGATGCTGTCAAAATGCTCAGTTGGCATGCAGAAGCCTCACGAAGAGGTGGAGGACCGCCGCGACAAGCGGAGACGCGAGCGCGGTGAAGACGATCCAGAAGAGAATCCGGACCGCGAGGCGTACGTCTTGGGTCATGCTGCCTGGGGTCGGGCCGGGCCGTCGCGATCGGAATGACAAACCATGCACACGAAAACGGATTGGCGGGAGATTAGCCCGTGGTGGGCACATTTCGACGTGGGAGTGAAGGACGTGACCGGGAAGAGGGGCACGCGATAGGGATCGGGGAGCTTGAGTTGAACGGCAAGGGTATCACTCACTCGCCGGTCTTCTCTGGCGCGCTTCAAAGCGAGTTGTACATTGCGACGTGATACCCTGAGCTCGGCCGCCAGAGCCGCCGTGGTCGCCCCTGCTTCGATCCGGTCTAGCCAGTAGTAATCGCGAGCGGAGACAGGTTGCATAGAGAGTTATTGTCCGGTCGGGGTCGTTTGTCCGCGGAATTCCCAAAAATCACGCGACCGTGCGCCGATCCTCCCGCGCCCTGGCCTGTTGCGCCTTGAGGTCGTCATAGAGCACGCGCAACCGTTCCAGCGCCCGACCTTCGAGCCGGGCCGCCTGCTGGTGGGAGACGCCCAGCATGGCCCCCAGCTTGCGGAGCGTTTCCCGCGGGGAGCCGTCGAGGGGATAGCGGAGCCGGAGGACCACGGCATCCAGGCCGCCCAGCGCGCCTACGACCGGGCCGAGCTGGGGAGCCGCCTCGGGTTCGGCCGCCGCGGGAGCCGCCGCCTCGGGGATTGACTGGAGGGGGATCGTGCGCAGCCGTGGCTTGCGCTCGCATCCCTTGAGCGCCACCCTGGCCAGCACGGGATAGACGAACGTGGCGAACCGGACGCCGGGGTAGCTGTCCGGGTCGTAATACTGTGGCGCCTCGCAGAGCGCCACGAAAACCCGCTGCTCGAGGTCATCGCATTTCGGGCCGTGCTCCCAACACGGATGTTTGCGGCAAATCGACTTGGCCAGGCCGAGGTTAGCCGTAACGAGCTGGTTGCGCGCGGAGAGGTCGCCCGAGCGGGCGCGCCGGCCGAGCGCGGTCTCTTCCTCGGCCGTGAGGGAATGGGTGCGCATGGTTGTAGGTCCGTCACTGCGTCGTGAGGAGTGGGGGGGAAAGGGATTGCCTCTTCATCGAGGTTGCTACTTAAACAAGCGCGACGCCCTTTTGTGTCGCGAATTCGTGAGACAGATGACGAATTGCGCCGTTTAGGAAGATAGGGTCACATGCTCTCGTGATCGGCATAGGATACATAACACGGGTTTCGGCCCCTGGGCGATGATGCCCGATCGAGGACAGATAACGCACGCGCGACGCCGCGCGACGCCGCGAAACGGAGCTTGATGAGATCGGGGACTGCCGGGCTGCCCTGGCCGGTTGGACGTATAATATGTATTATGTGTCCAATACCGCCCGGATTGGACTGATAATCGGCCCGTTCCGGGGTCATTATCCCTGATAATTTTGGACAGATAATCCGATGGCGCGCAGCAAACCAGACGACGGCCGCTTCGAACCCGCCCTGGCGCGGTTCCTCGACTACCTCAAAACCCGCGAGCGATCCCCTAATACGGTGCGCGCGTACAGCGCTGATCTCGAAGCTTTCGCCGGCTGGTACGCCAGCGCGTTGAGCTGCCCCCTGGCGAACGTCCTCGAGATTTCCGCGGTTGAGCTCCGCGAGTGGAAACGGGACATGCTGGCGAGGGGGCTACGGCCCGCCTCGGTCAACCGCCGGCTGTCGGCGGTTCAGAGCTTCGAGCGCTGGGCCGCCGAGACGTCGCTGATACCCGGCGCGCCCGAGCGCCCGACGAGCTGCCGCCAGGAAAGGCCCGGGGCGCGGTGGCTGGATCGCAAGGAGCGACTGGCCTTGATGCGCGCCGTGGAGCGCGCCGGGTCGCCGCGGGATCGGGCAATCGCCGTCGTCCTGCTCAATACGGGTCTACGGGTCGCCGAGCTGGCCGCGCTCGAGTGGCCCGATGTGACGATTACCGATCGCAAGGGGGTCGTGACGGTTAAGCGCGGCAAGGGTGCCAAGTGGCGCGAGGTGCCGCTCAACGATGACGCCCGCAAGGCGTTCCAGTCGATCGGTTACCCTGGCGATGGTGGCCGGGTCTGGATCGGCAAGCGCGGCCCGCTGACCGTACAGGGGATTCAGAAGGTGGTGGAGACGTTCGGCGCCGCCGCGGGGATCGATCTTTCCTGTCACCTGCTCCGGCATACCTTCTGTCATGATCTGCTGGCCGCCGGCATCGGTCTGGAGAAGGTCGCCTCCCTGGCCGGTCATGACTCGATCGAGACCACGCGCCGCTACGTGGAGCCGAGCCAATCGGATTTGCAGGATGCCGTCGACGCCCTTGGCGACAATGAACGGGACGAGCCGAGGTCCAAAGCGCCGCCGCGCCGGCAAAGCAGTCAAACGCGGTCGAGCCGAGGCCGAGATCGTTCCGCCTAGTTCCGGTCCGGGCTCATCACCATCGCCTGGTGTTGCGAGATGTGCTCGAGCAGGAGGCCCAGCGCCGCGCCCTGCATTGACCGGTATTGCGGGCCGCCGTCAAGGGCGGTGAACGACGTGGATCCACAGACCGGGCAAACCGGAACCTCGAGCCCGTGTTCCGCGGTTGCTTCCACCACGAACACTCCGAGCCGGTCGCGCGCCTCGGCCACGCCCTCGCGGCGGTCATCCCAGGTGATGCCCGCATAACTGTGACTGCTCGGGCAAAGATAGCGCATGATGTGGAACACGGGCCCCCCCTGCCCTGCCGGCTTCGTGCCCCTCGAAACTCATCGACGGATAGGCGCATCTTACCCGATGCGCACGGACAGTGCCGGAGCAATCCCCCCCTCCGTTTCGTTTTCCCCAGCTTGCCCCCGGATTGACACGACGATTTGCCTGAGTGCGTTACTCAGGAGTTCGCTGGCAAGCTCGCTGCGGGTCGTTCGCCCCCGGCGTGCCTGGATCGTAAGTTTCTCGTCGGCTTCCGCGCTCAGGGTCAGACTGACCTTGCGATGGGTTCGCGCCAGGGCCGCTTTTCGTCTTGCCATGATTCCCTCCGTGGTCTGAATGCACCTCGGTCCAGTGATCGCCTGGGCTACTTATCGGCCAAGGTCCGCCGGACCATTACACGCCGTCAACCGGCACGATCCGATACCAGAAGCCCAAAGGATGGCGCTTGGCCGCCGGGTCATCGGGCCGGTCGTTCCACATGCCGACTTCGAGGAGCCGGAGCATGCCGGAATCATCGCGGAACGGGTAAATGTCCACCTTGGGCCGGAGCCCAGGCCGGAGGATGCGCGGCGCAACCGCCTCCAGAGGCGTGAGGACCCCATACCACCGGAGGACCTCCCCGTTGGGGTCCTTCAGGGGCAAGGCCTCGCCGCGGAAACGCCCGTACTGGCCCCCGATCATCCTGATCCGGTGCTCGTGCCGGTAGAGCTGCCCGGTCGCTTTCGAGACCGCCCAGGCCGCCAGGACCGAGTCCAGGTCATCGGGATGGACCAGATCAGTCCAGGCGAACTCGTCGTCGGACACAAGCTGAATCCCGAAAACCTGCACGGCACGGACGTTCGCGAAGTCCATCCGGAAGTCAGGCGTCGCCGTGAGAATGATCGCCGGCAGCGCGTCGGAAAGGTTCCGGCGGATCGATTCGGGGTCGGTGGTCATGAGGCGCCCCCACGCGAATATTTGGACGCCTTCATCTTAGCCGGAAGCGCAAGAAAAAACCCCCATGGCAACGAGCCACAGGGGAAACGAATTACCCATCCCTACCACTCGGCAGGGACCGCGTCAGTTTATCACCGGCCGGGCAAGTCTTCCACCGTCACTCCCTGCCCTCCAGCCGATCCCACAACATCGGCACCGCTTGGCGCGGTGCCGGCTTCGGCCGCTTGGGTGGCGAAGGCTTCAATTCGTCGTTCGCCCAGGCCTGAAAGACGGCCTTGAAAGCCTTCCGCACCTGCCGCTCAATCTCCAGCCGTTCGCGCTCGAGGTTTGCCGCCGCCTCGATCGATGCCGCTTGCTTGTCCGTCGTCACTGCGTCGTGTGTCATGGTCTCACTCCTTCACTTCGCTGCCTGAGCCTTGCGGCGCACCGCCCACGCCGGATCTGGAGCGCCATCAGCACGAAGCCGCCTCATTGGCACCCAGAAGGCGATTCCTCTGAGGGGACCCTGTGCAATCTTGACGAAGGCCAGCTCAACGGGTGGATCCACGTCGTCCGCCATCATGGAAGTCTGGAAAGTCGCCAGGGTGTTGTGTCCCACCGAGACGAGGCCCGCGGTGTTAACTCGCTTCCATCCCTGCGCCGCGTCCTCGTATTCCAACAGGAAGGCTCGAGCCTCCTCGAGCGTCGGGATGATGGCCGTGGGACCGGGCGTGCCGTACCCGTCAACCGCGGTGAACCGGACTTTGTCGCCGGCGTTAAAGGACTTGGAACGTTCGGGAGCCTGCGCTCGCGCTCCCATTGGCAAAACAATTAGACACGTCAGTGCAAAAACCAAACGCCTCATCGCATTCTCCGAAGGTGAACGGGAAAAGAGTTTATCGCTCAGGGGGTGGCTTGAACCCCCTCGTGCGGGCGTAATCCGCGAGGGCCAGGTCAATCATGCCGGACACGCTCTGGCGGTTCGCCTTAGCAAGATCCTCAAGCCAGGTCTTCCACTCTGGGGTGCCACGGATTGAAGCTACGATAGGGCTTGCCACTCCGAGCGACACCGTCGCTTTCGGCCGCTGGTTCTTCCGTCCCATCGAGAGCCCTCCGGGAGCGCGCAGGCGCCCAATACAGATTAAGGTCTATCTTCCCTAGATACCATCGTATTGCTTTTTTTCCACATTGTCAAGTCTGCGTATTGACAGGCGTATTGCCTTGCGTATATACTTTGTATGTCAGGCTTGAGCGTCAAGCCGGGCGCAAAGAAAGGGCCGACGAGTGCGGTAACACCCGCCGGCCTGGCACTAGACCCCCCCCACAGAGGAGATCCGATGAGCACTGTAACAACTTCCGTACCCGACGTCTTCGCCGAGTCGTTCGAGGGCTTCCCCGACGAGCTGCCGGTCGCCGTTTCCAACTTCTGCGCCGGTGATCGGGTCGTGTACGCCGATCGCTGGCAGGGTGAGCTCGACACCCCCGAGCCCGCTTTCGAGCCCTCGGCCGCGGACTCGGAATGGATCAACGAGAACCCCCCGGCCGAGCCCTTCGAGCCCACGGCCGCCGACTGGGCCGACTATCACGACTATTGCCGCGAGATGGAGGCCCGCGACGAACTGCGCCGCATGGAAGACGCCGAGTACGAGGCCCGTTGCCGCTACGCCCTTTGACCCGCACCAGGCCTCACGGACGAGGCCCCTTTCCCCACGAGGTTTCCCCATGATCCTGATTTGGCTCATCACCGTTGCCGCCGCCATGTTCGCCGTCGCACAATCCGGAAAGGACGTCCGTTGAATATCGTCATCACCTTCACCGAGCAGCGCGACGTCATCGACGGCGGCCGGCAATGCTCGATTTCGGCCGAGCTGGATACGCTCCTCGAGGGCGAGCCGTCGCTCGAGGCCGTGATTTTCCGCCTCCGCGCCGCGGCCGCGGCCGCCCTGGCTGAAGAGCCGCGCGTGCCCCCGCCGCCACCGGGCGACAAGCCCGAGGCCGTGCACGCGCTGGGCGCGCCCGAACGTCCCAGGCTGGCCTCACCGAAGCGCCCGAGCTCGAGCGCAAACCATGCGCGATCTGTCGCTACCGAGACGCCAGCGGCGGCCGCGCCCCGCGAGCGAACCGGCCGCGAGTTGTGGGAGGAGGTCAAGGACGCCGGGCCGAAACTCGACTGGTTCGTTGCCCTGGGCAAGCGCAGGGGATGGCCGCCCTTGCTTGTGAATTGGAGCCCGCTCATGGTCCGCGAGGCCCGCGCCCAGTGGTACGCACCCGATCGGCCCTTACCGACGGATCGGCGCGCCGATGCAGCGCGGGCTTGATCGGATCATCAGACGTGGATAGCGTAAAGGCCGATTGGAGCGCCTGGCGCACTCCGATCGGCCTTTACGCTTCCGTGCTAAGTAAGGAGCTTGAACAGCCGCCTTCACAGCCTTTTTCGAGCCTAATCCGTGCAAAGAGAAGCTCGAAAGAAGGCCTAAAACCGGGAAACAGCCATGAGACCGTTCCCCTCACGCGGGACTAAGCCCGCTGTGTCCGATCGTGGTCCTTGCATGACCCGCGATCAGATAGCCACATCTTACGCAGACGCAACCCCGCAAGCAAGGGCGGACGTGGCCGGAGACTGCCTCCAGGCCCGCGTCCTGGCCTTCATCGCCGTCGCTCATCGCGGCGGAGAGGAGGTGCGCCCATGAGTGCGCCCTACTTCGCACCCGGTGGCTATGCCTGGCGCGCCATGCCTGGCCTGGAGTTGCTCCCTTGGGGACGCGCCCGCCATGTGTATGAATGGTTGATTTGGAAGTCTGGAAATCGCCGCTTCGAGTTGCGGTACACGGACGCCCAGATCGCCGAGGGTATCGGCCGATCGCGCCGTTACGTGCAATTCGGCCTGGCTGAGCTGACGCGCCTCGGGCTGATCGTGCGGGACTTTGCGCGCAAGGTGAACCGATGGGGAAACACGCTTTACCACCGGGTCATTAGAGTGCTCGGTAGAGCGGCGGGTTCCGAGCCCAAGTCGAAAGACACCATTGACTTGAACCCTAAAAAATTGGACCCCCACCGCGCAAATACAGGCGACATCCAATCGCAGCCGGGTGCGCTTCCTTCCTTAGTGGAAGAGTTAAAACTTGAAGACAACAAAGGGGTCGTCGTCGGCGAGGCGGATGGGACCGCCCCTCCTCCGACCCCTGGGGAGGCCGAGGCCCCCGATCCCGAGCGCACCTCTGAGGCCCTGGCCGACTTCACCGCTCGCTTTGGCTCCAAGGCCCCTGAGCCGCCCCCAGTGGCATCGGTGGCCGCGCGCCCGGTAGTTCTGACGTCGCCTGCGGAGCGGCTGCCCAAACTGGCTGAGCAACGCGAGCAATTGCTGCGGTTGATCGAGGCTGCGAGCGCTCGGGATGACACGATCACGCTCGATGAGATGGGACCGAGACTGCTCAGACTGGAGGCTGAGATCCGCGAGTGCCAAAGGGCTGCTGAACCGCCGCCTTGAATCTGATTCGAACCCGCTGATCGTGCGCGCCGAGCGGAGAGTGAAAAGGAAAAACCGCCCCTGGGCTAATCCGTGCAAGAGAAACCCAAGGAGCGGCCGGGAAAACAGCGGTCCTCACGTGTGCGATTGTGCACAGGGTAACCCCGATGTCAACTGCACCCGAAGCACCACAGGTCCACGCCCACGGCCCCCCGGCGTCCGGGAAGAGCCGATATGCCCGGCAGGATTTGAACCTGCAACCTTTAGCTCCGGAGCCATATGCTCATTCGTTTAAGATTAAGCAATTACGCAATCTGTGCATGGCGGCCCCGGCTTCGTGTGATAGAGTTTCTCGCTTCACCCCATCACACCAAGCCGAGACCATCATGCCCAAAAGAAAGAGTTGGGCCTCCTTCTCCGAGGAGGTCGTGAGCCTGTACGCGCCCCCGGTTCGCCGTCGTGGCACACAACGATTGATCAAGTCCGTCCTGGATGAGTTCGCGCCCCGATGCCGGTGGGTTTCCGACCTGGGACCCGCGGCGATCGCCGGCTGGATCGCCGATCATCCGGGCCGGAGGCCTGAGTCGGTGTACAGCAAACTGCGCAGTCTCAGAGCCGCGGTGACCTATGCCCTGGTCCGCGGGTATCTCCGGGTTTCCCCGTTCGCCTTTCGGTCCGCGCGAGCCTGGTCGTCGTGGGAGGCGCCCGAGCTGCCGGCGCCGGTTTGCTCCAGCGCGCAGGTCCGCGCGATCCTGGCACTCGCCGATCGGGAAGCCCAGACCGGCCACTGGCGCACCCACTGGCGACGCCAACGGCTGCGGGCGCTGGTCTACCTGCTAGCCTATACCGGGGTCAGACCGGCGGAAGCGCTCGGCCTGGAGGTGGCTGACGTGGATCTGGGGAGGGGCCTGGTGTCGATCAAAAGCAATCAGGGCCGATCGCTCAAGACCCGCGCCTCGGCCGCGTCCGTGCCCATCCCGGAGCCCTTGCGGCCGGTCCTGGCGCACTGGATTCCCCAGACCGGCGGTGAGTGGCTTTTCCCTGGCACGCGCAAACGGGGTGCGTGGCTGACGGGAGGGCCCGGGGTCAGGGCACTTGACCAGGTGAGGGACCTGGGGGAGAGGGCCGGGGTCAAGGGGCTGACGCTCGTCTCGTTCCGGCACACGTTCGCCAGCATGGCCGAGCTCTGGGGACTGGGGGAGCTCGCCTTGCAGCGGCTCTTACGCCACACGAGGCTGAAAACCCAGCTCCATTACCGGCACGAGATGCCGGCGATGCTGGCCGATGCGGCGGGGAGAATTCGGTTCTGAGAGGAGGGGGGGTGTCGAGGTGACCGGCGTTAAGCCGCTTGAGCGGCGGCACAGTCCCGCCGGCTGATCCGGCCGAGCCGCTCGAGGATCGCCACCAGCGCCCGCCGGGCCTCATAGGTCACCCGATCGCAAACCGCGCTACCCATCAGGTCCTGGAGGGTGGCGATCACCACGGGAGCTCCCTTGTAGATCGCCTGGTCCAGCGCGTCGCGGTCCATGGTGGCCGCCAGCGCCTCGGCATCCAGCGCCACGCCCTCGGCCGCCCCGTCTTCAATCTGTCCGTCCCAGGAATCGCTCATCCGCCGCATCCTCCGCACCCATGCCGGGCCACATAAGCCCGGAGTTGTTCGTCTTCGTCCCGCGCCGCCGCGAGGCGCATCACCATCCCCCGGTATCCCTCACGCTGCGCGGCGTTGGGATTCTCTTCGGCACACAACCAGCGAAAACGCTCGTGTCCTGTGCGCGTGATTACCAATGCCAGCGCTTCGAGCCAGGTCATAGGTCATTCCGTGATCGTTGCCGTATAGAGATCGCCACCAGCCATCGAGCAACTACCGATGATCAACAGTGGGCCGGTCGTGAACGTGGTGATGGTTGCCGTGCAACTGGTCGGGAACAGGCCCGCAAGGTCCAGATAAAGACTCGGTGCCGCCCCACCCTCGCATGCAAGCGTTACGGTCAGATTCTGCCGCCCCGCGGCGCATTCGACGATCGGCGCATTCTGCCACGTAGACGGATGAATGACTGTATCCGCGTCAGGGGTAAACAGGAGCGTGACCGGCCCGATGTCGCAATCCACTGCGGGAATCGGCCCCGGCTGCGCAGGCCTGTGAAAATGGATCGAGCATGTGAGATCCTTGCCGGGGACTCCGCAATGCGTCGATGTGCAACAACACGGCACGATGCCTTGCATCAGGTGCAGTCCAGCGGTGAGCACCAGTAGGTGCCGAACGGGTCGAGCTCGACCCAGCACCAGGTGCCCGAGTCAACGCCATTGCCGGCCGCCGTCGTGCGACTGACCGAGCAACGTGCAATCACATTGGTTCCGACCGCGCCCAGGGTGCCGCCCGCATCATGGTAGACATCGACCTGGCCGCCGGCCGCGAGGCTGGTGCCGGTCCGGGCGCCGATGTTCACGGCCGCCTTGCCGATGAAACCCTGCTGGCCGCCGCCGCCGCCGCCCGGGCCGCCCGCGGGCGACATTTGCACCATCTGCGCAGCCTGCGCGGCAACGTCCTCGACCCGCGCGAGCCGCCGCCGCATGTCGTTGACCATCTGGATCAGGGATTGGAGCTGCGCGGCCAGATCAAACATCACTCACCGCCCCCGGCCAGGTTACCCGTCGTGTCGTCGTCTTCGCGGAGGTTGTGGAAAGCCGCGTCGGGCTGCGGGATGCCGTTCTCGCGGTGCATCCGCGCCGCGAAGGCCGCATCGCCCTTGCGCTGGCCCTGGGCCTTGACCCGCGCCGAGGTCAATTGCTGCTGCCTTGCCTTGCGGAGACCCTGGGCCTTGACCCGGGCCGACTCTTCAACCTGGGCAGCCGCTTTCTGCTGGCCCTGGTCGATGACCGCCTCGGCTTCATAGGCCTGATCCTCGGCTTCGCCGCGGAGCTGAGACTCGCTCTTGGTCGTCTCGCGGTCGTAGGTGCCCTGTTGCCGCTGCTGTTCATGCAGCCGCTCGCGCCGCTTCTTCTGGCTGGCGTTCTTGCCAGGACCCGCGAATCCGAGCCCAAGGCTTTCTCCCTGGTCGACCTGATAATCCATCAGGTGCGATGTCGAGTCGTTGGCCGCCGCCATAGCCCGCATATCGGCGAAGCCTGGCTGAGCGACTCCGAACGGGTTGAAGTAGTCACCGAAGGCGCTCTGGCCGCTGCCGCGCTGGCTGAGGTGCATGTAGAAAGAATCGCCCGTGCGCGGGTCGCGCCGCGTGTCACAATTCATGGTGGTGATGTAGTTGACGCCGGCGCCGCCCTCGCAAACATACTGGACCTGGAGCGAGCGCACGGGGATGTTGAGCGCCTCATCGCCCGTGGTGTAGCCGTTGCCGGCGAAGTTCAGGAGGTGGCCGCCCGCGGGGTCGTAAACGGCCGTGAGAGCGCCCTTGTACACCACCTTGCCCGAGACCACGGTATCGCGGAGCGCTTGCTGCTGGTTGGCCGCGTAGTCAACGACGATCGAGCTATTTCCCTCATAGGCGAAGTTATCGAGGTCGCCGTATCTGGTGCGCTCGAGGCCCGAGTCCGTGAAGGCCGTCCCACTGTAGACAGGCAGCCCGCCCGAGTCGGGCGGGTAGGTGGCCGTGAGGGCGCCCCGCGAATAGGCGAGCATCGCGTAGATATTCGAGGGGCCGACCACACTGGAGCCGCCGGCCGCCAGGACCGAGAGTGAATTGAGCTGCTCGCACACCGGCCGATCAAAGAGGATTTGTCCGGTCTGGGGAATGACTTTGAAAGTCGCGTTGAAGGCGTCCGATGGCGTGATCACCTGGGCGATGGGGTAGAGCGTGTTGACCGCGGCGATATTGTTCAAAAATTGAAATGGGAACGCCACGGGGAACTTCTTGACCAGGTGATGAGCAATCTGCAAACCCGGGTCGGTCACATCGAAGAGCCGCCAGACGCCATTGAGGCCGCCATCGGCCAGGGTGGGCGCGGTGCCGGTAAGTTTGTAGCTGTCGAAAGCACCCGATGCCGAGTTATCCAGCGCGTAGCCCAGGGTGAGCGTTGCCACGCCGCCCGCGGAGAGACTCGTGCATGCGGTGACCGGACGCGATTCCTGGTAAGTGAGCGCCCCGCCGCCCGAGGATTTGAAGAGCTGGACCCACGCCCCGATGCCGTTCCAGAAATTGGTCGCCCAGGTTCTCGAGCCGTCGGCGCTCTGGACGTTGACCGTGGTTGCCGAGGTGACTGATGCCACGGTGCCCGTATCGGTGGCGCCGCTGGGATTACTGAACTCGGAGAACTTCCAGGCGTTTTGCTGGGCCAGACTCCAGCTTGGAGTGAGGGTGTTCTTGACCAGGTCCACATAGCCCGGATAAATCTTGCCTCTGCCGCGGGCCACGTAGCGCGTAGCGCAGTTTTCCCACGCGCGGGAGAACAGCGGCGGGTCAACCGGATCGGTGCCCAGGGTGAGGGTATGGGCCGCGCCGAGAGTCACATCGACGACGCGGACCTTGCCCGTGGGCAGGATGATGAGGCGGAGGTTCTTCTGCCACCTTTGCAGCACGGTCTCGAGCGCTTGCCAGAGCCGCGCACCCTCGATGTAAACCGGGTCGCTGGGGACAAGCGTGATGGCCGCAAGCTGACTGGCCGTGGTCGCGTCGGTCGTGATGCCGGCGGCCGTCAAAGCGGTGGCGTGATCGGTGAGGACGGTGGCGAGGATCGTGCCGACCGAAAGCCCCGAGTTGGCCGCGATGTAGTTCTCATCGGAAAAAGGCAGGTTGTAGACGATGGTGCCGGAGCCGTCGATCGCGGTGACCGGAACCTGGTTGGCGCGGTACTTGAGCCCGAGGCAGCGATAGCCCCAGGAGCGCCCCACATCGGTCCAGGTGGGATAGACGCCGACGATATCGCCCGTGAACCGAAGCGTGCCCGAGGGATCGGCGAGGCTGACCGCGTAGGGCGCCTGGAACTTCGGTTGCGGACCCGCGGAGTATTCGTGGAAGTCGAGGGTATAGTCGCCGTCGACGTCCCAGCCCCAGCCATCCACCAGCAGCGAGTTGGTTTTGCGCGCGGACTGGTTGTAGGCCGTGCCGTTTACGGTAAGGACGCTGAACGCCACGGCTTACCAGGCCTCCGGGAGCTGGGTAAACCCGCCCGTGGGAGGGCCGGCGAGCTGGCTACTCATGCGCCGCTGGAGCGCCTGGAGCTTCTGGTGCAGCTCCATCATGCCGGGCCGGAGCATCTGGGCGGATTGCTGGTCGGTCTGGACGGTGGCCGCGTCGAGCATCCCGTTGACCTGCTGATGGGCTTGCATCACGTCCGGGTCATAGACGCCGGTTTGCTGGTAGTTGTGGCGACCCTTGCGACGCCGGCGCCCTGGAGCCGCGTCGGAGATCAGCGGACCCGCCCGCCCCTCGCCGAGCGCCCTTTGCCGCGTCTCTCGGTTGGCGTGCATCTCCGCCTTGGCTTCGGCGGTGTCATCGGGGACCACGGGAGCGCCGCCGCCCAGCACGCGCGTTCCCGTCATGAACTCCGGAGGCTTGAGCCCGTTCCAATCCATTTCCATTCCCTCCGCTTGATCGGAGGGAAAGTTGGCCGCTTCGAGCGCCGCAAGTGCGCCCTGGGGGAACCGGCCGGGGTTGGCCTGGATGATCTGTTTGATCCGCTCGCGTGCCGCCGCGCCCTCAGCGCCGGGCTTGACGGCTTGCGTCATCAGCCTTGCCACTTCTTCCTTGGCGCCCTTGGCCCGATCCGCGGACTCCGCCGCATTCATGGCCGTGTCGTAGTCGGCCGCATTGCCGTACTTGGCGATATTGGCGATCCCCCACTTGCGTTTTTGCTCATTGCTCCACCCGGCGCCGGTGTTGGCGAGGACTTGCTCGAGATTCTGCTGGACCTTGGCGCCGCCCAGCACGCCAAAGGCCGCCCCCGCGCCCTCGGCTGCGCCCTTCTCTGCTGCGGTGTGGGCGCCCGTGATGCCCGCGAGCTCTTCCTGCCGCTTCTTCTGCGCATCGGCCTTGGCCTTGAGCTCTTCCGGGCTGGGTAAATCGCGCAGCCATGCGTCGATCTTGTCCCAATTATTGGCGAAGAGCTGGAGCGCCTGGACCGCCGCGGTGATGCCGATGAACCAGCCGCCGCCGACGCCCAGGGATTGCGCCACCATCTGAAGGTTGTTGGTGATGCTGTTGAGTTTCTGGGGGAATCCGCCGCTCGCGCTGGTGAAATCCTGGAGCGCGTAGCCGAGCTGTTGGAGCCCTTGCGAATTGAAGGCCGAGCGGGTCGGCATGGTCTTGGTCACATCGGCGATTTCCTTGTTGAAATCGCGCATCCGCTTGGTGGCGTTGTCGATGTCCACGGGGTTGACCCCGACAACGCCCTGCTTCTGGATGCTGATGAGCTTTTCGAGGTGCTCGCGCTCCTTGGCAAGCTCGGCATTGAGGCGCTTGAGCTCGAGTTCGCCCTTGACCTGGAGGACTATATTCTGAAGTTCGTCAGCCATGAGTTTACTTATCCATCAGAAATTCGCGGACCGCGACGGCCGCTTTTTGCTTGTCTTGCTCGCGGAATCCCGACGGGTCGCGCCGAGGGAGCCGCCGCCCGCCCGTGACGTGGTGGCGCACCCAATCGAGGCCGGGCCAGCCGGCGGAGACCTTGATCCTGGTCGGCGAGACCGTGGCCGTGGCCACGTATCCCGATTCGATCCGCGAGGCCGCCCGCCGCGGTGCCAGAGGTGGGCCCGTGCCGCCTCGGCTCTTGAGCGTGGACTCGGCCAGAGGCGCGAACGGGGAGCCGTGGCAATCCACGCCGCGCTCGAGCTGCTCGCGCTTGCCGGCTACGAAGATTTGCTCGACCTGGGGTCGGACCGCGGAGAGGTCCTGAATCCGCGCCAGGATCAGCTTGGTTCGCTCGAGGATTGTTGGCATCGGTGGTATTCTTGCGGTTGTGGCGAGGTTCTTACTGGATTCCTGGTGCGTTGCCGGGGTCTTTCCTTCCATGCGAACCGCGTCACTCCTGGCCGGTGGCGGGTGGTCATCCGGATCGCGTGGAATTGCTGACCACTCGCCACTCGCCGTGAATCAAGTGAAGCTGATCGCGAAGTCCGTGCCCGCCGCGGCGTCGAGCTGGTTGACCAGGGTGATCGTGGCGTAGTGCTCCTCATCGATGGGCGCTTCTTCATCGATGGGGTTGATGTAGCACTTCGATTTCATGTCCAGAGCAATGGTGTGGGTGCCGTTGTCGAAGGTGAAAGACGCGCTGGACTGCGTCCCCTGCTCGTAAGCCGCCCAATCGTCCGGGCTGCCTTTGAGCCGCATGCGAAGTTGTACGGTGAGGGTGCGACCGCCCATCCTGATCGAGTTGGCGAAGTGGCCCTCGTCAAAGTAGGGTTTGCACTTGTTGGTGAGGCTCAGCGAGAAGCTGTCGAAGTTGGTCCGGGAGCTGCCCAGGACGGTCACATGGCCGGCGAGGTGCTGGAAGAGGTACACATCCGAGGGGAAGACGGTCAGTGCCGGCTCGGGGAAAACGGTTGCGTTGGGGTCGCTCGAGGAATCGTAGGCGTTGCCCTGGGGGATCGCTCCCACCATGCCGAAGGTGCCCATCAGCTTGGGGCTGTCCTTCGAGCACTGGAGACTACAGGACGTGCCCTTCACGCCGAGGTAGCGCCTGCGGCGGAGGGTGGCGTCGAAGTTGGTCCGGGCATAGTCGACCGTGCAACTCGCCAGGTCGTTGGGGAGCTCGGTCGTGGTCCAGGGGACGGTCCCGGCGCCGTTGACGCGCTGGAAGTACCAGCCCAGGAGGAATTGAGCCTGGGTGGCCGTGACTTCCGTGGTGAGCGAGCCGGCAAGCCCCATGGTGCTGGTGCCCGCCAAGGCCTGGACGCCCAGGCCGGAGCCGTCCATCACGGTCCAGTAGTCGGGCGAGGCCATGACCTTGAACGCGCCCGAGGAGCTCAGCCGCGGCCAGATGAGGCTGCCGCCACTGGCGTAGGTTCCGAAGGCGGCTTCCTGAGTGATGCGAAGGAATCTTTTCATGATGTGTATTGCCTTGGAGGGGACGGGGGATTTCACGCCAAGACGCCAAGGGAACCCGCCAAGACGCAAAGAAGAAAAGAGAAATCAATCTAGATTTGTTTTAGTCTTCTTTGCGTCTTTGCGTTATTTCTTTGCGTCTTTGCGTGAAACATCTTTGATTGATTTCTTTGAGTCGTAGCACGATTGGCAGGTGGGCACGAAGCCCGCGAGCTGGCCGTCGGGCAAGATGCCGTCGGCGACTTTCTCGGTAGGGTTGACGCCGCAAAGAGCGCAGGTGGGTGTCTGCTGCGCGCCGTGCGGTCGGAGGCCGGTGAGTCGCCCGAGCTTGGTGAGGTCGGTCATTACGAGATATCCACGTTCAGGCTAAGGGTGATGGTGCCGCGGCCGGAAAGACCCTGCGCGCCGTCGAAGAGCTGGGGGGAGAGGGCGGGAGACGTCATCGTCACCTGATAGCAACCGAGCGAGATCATGACGCCCAGGAAAGAGGTGGTCGGTGCGATGGCGTTTTTGATCGCTTCCCAGAAGTCGAACAGATCGGCCGCCCGCGTCGAGGGGACGCCGATGTCGAACGTCATCACAAACGGGCCCGCGTAGCGTGTTTCATCCGTCCATGCGAACCCGCCGGCCGAGGGGGTGAGACGGAGGAGGGGGAGCATATCGTAGGACACGTCGGCCGTGTCTTCCTCGTTGCCGTCCCACATCTGCCACGTCGCGACGCCCGAAGCTAATTCCGGGTCGCTCTGGAGCTGGAGCTTGAACCGCTCCCAGAGGGCCGAGATCCGGCCGGGCTTGAATCGTGTTTCGCCTACCATGATTATTTAGCGGAAACTCATCACAGAGAGGTTGATTGCCTGATCAATGACGCCATCGGCGTTGGTGTCGAATTCGGCCGTGATGCTGGCGACACGTTGCAGCCATTTCGTGTAGTAAAAGCGCGACCGCTCAAAGAACGAATCGCCCTTGTCGAAAGTGATTTGTTTCTCACAGATTTTGTGGAGAGCGAGGTAGCAATTGGCTTCCTTGATCTCTTCCGTGACGATCAGGCTGTTGGCGTCCAGCAAGCCCTTGAAATAGGTGTCGTACTGATCGGCGAGGAGCTGACCGCTGGTGTATCCGCTGGCCAGGTACGCGCCCATGTCCCACGATGCCGGCCGCACGCGCGCCAGGATGACCCGATCGAACCACACGCGCGCCCGCGCCCGTTCGGCGAGGAATGAGGTTTCGCCGGTCTTGGCCTGAAGTTTCGGCAGCCATGCGCCGGCCGCGTCGAGGAGGTCCTGGTAACTGATGTAGGTCGCGGGGACCGGAGCGGAGCCGGCCGAGGCGGTGAGGGAGAGGTAGCCTTGCCAGTAGGGCAGGATCAGCGAGCCGACCGTAATATCGAGCTCCACCGAATAGACCGCCGGAGCCAATCCGGCCGTGGCCGCGCCCGCGATCGTGGCCGTGGTGAGCGCCGTGGCGGGGTCCGTGAAGACGAGCGAGACGATACCGGGGATGAGCTGCTGATCGTCGCCCATCCACACCTTGGCGGTGAGTGGTTCGTCGCCCGCGTAGGTCGTGATGGGCTTGTCGCTCGAATCGTAGAGGAAGGCCGCCCACTGCGCGTCATCGCCCAATGGGACTTCCCAGACCGTGCCGGAGGGATTCACGTTTTAGATGCCTTGTCGTTTGATCTTGCCGAAGTGGGGATCGGGACCGAGCCGGGTCGCCCGGGCTAGCCGCGGGTTGGGCCCGTCGTGACGTGTCTTGCCGAAGTTGGGATCGGGACCGAGGCGAATGATGTGCGTGTGGGTCGGGTCGGGGACCGTGACAAGGAGCGTCAAGGTGGTGGTTGAACCGAGGACCGGGCCGCCGCCGGTGGCGCCGGAATCGAGGGTCCAATCGGCGCCGGGGTTGGTGGTGCCGCCCAGGAGGACGCCGCCCGAGGGTGCCGCGGTGAATTCGAGCGGGCCCGCGAGAGTGGCACCACCTACGACCGGGCCGCCCGAGGGTGCCGCGGTGAATTCGATGATCGGTTGAGGCGGGTCGGTCGTGTGGCCGCCCAGCACGACGCCGCCGCCGCCCGCGACCACGGAGAAGAAAAGCGAGCCCTGCGCGGCACCGCCTACGACCGGGCCGGCGGAGCTGGTGGCCGTGAAGCTAACCGAGGGTGCGAACGTGCCGCCTACGACCGGGCCGGCGGAGCTGGTGGCCGTGAATTCGATGATCGGTTGAGGCGGGTCGGTCGTGTGGCCGCCCAGCACGACGCCGCCAGAGGACGAGCGGAAGAAATCGATATCAGGCTGAGCGGCCAGCCCGCCGGCCATTGGGCCGCCGCCGGAGCTGCCCTGAAAACCGGCCGAGGGAGTGCTTGCGCTCGAGAGCACCAGGCCACCACCGCCCGCGACGGTGAAGGTTGGAGCGCCCAGCAGGAAGACGCGTAGCCGCGGCGATTCAAAGACCTTCCATCGCGTGGCCGGGTCGTAGAGTTCCGGGCCGAGTTCCGGCCGCGGGTAGTTGTAGATCCGAAAGTCGTAGAAGCTGCCGACGGCCGCGTTGAAAGCCGAGAAAAAGCGGTTGCCCGTCGCCCCGAAACCGGAGTCGCCGCCAGCGATCACCGTTTGTTCGACACCATCAATCCAGCATCGAGCATTAACTCCGTCCCAGGTCCAAACGAAGACCGAGAACCGCGCCATCGGCAACGCGATTGTGGCACTGATTTTCTTGAGACAAACCTCGGTGCCCGCGCTATTCGCAGCCACAAGAAAGGGCTGATAGGTGCTCGAACTGGTGCTTGCCGTGGTGCACTGGAAACCCGCTTGACCCGAGTTGCGGCACGAGAGCACGCCCTTGTAGCCGCCGCCCGCGTCGAGACGAGCCCGGTAGGAGACCGTGAACGTGGGCAGGTTCAAAAGGCCCGATTGCGGAAAGGTCGGGTAATCCGTCGCCCCAGCCTGGCCCAGCGCGTTGGGTACATAGGGAGCCGCCCAGAGTTCGCCCGCCGCGAGCTTGACCGAGTTCGGATGTCCCGCCGGCACCACGGCATTGAGGCCGTTTGCGACGTCCTGGAAAGACTGGCCGCCCCCCTCCCACATCGGCCACAACGCCACCAGGCCCGCGGCGTGATCCGAGCCCCAATGAATCGGGGTGCCCGGCTCGACGCCGCACTGCCAGGGGTCGGCGCGCGAGAGCCTCAAGCCGAGGACTCCGAGTCGTAAGTGGTCGCCAGCGCCTCGACGTAGACCGAACTGCCGGTTGTGCTTGCTCCATAGTCGAAAATACACTCATAGACCGAACCGCCCGCGAGCCACACAGGGGCAAAGCAATCGGCTCCGTTGACCACCGTATCGCTCGATGCATGGGCCTTTTTCATGGGCGCGTCGAGCGTCAGCGTGGTCGTGGCGAACTTGCTCACCCGCGCCCACTCGTAATTGCTCACCGTGCCGCTGTTGCCGCCGATAAAGACGACCGACCCATGAATGCCCACGGTCGTCCAGTTTGACGCCGAGCTGAGCGTGGTATCGGCGATGCTCGAACTGGCGTTGGTGGCCTGGCTGGTGAGGGTCGAGCCCGATCCCGTGGAAGTCTGGCGAGCCACCACGGCACCCGGATGCCCCACGCCGTTGTTATTGATCGTCCGGCGCACCAGCAGGTCAAGGGCCGCCGTGCCGGGTGCCGTCGTGCCGAGCCAGCCCACGCGCAGGAAAACCCAGGCGCCGAACTTGCCCCGCAAGTCGATCGTGCCGCGTGCGCTGGCCCCGGCCGCTACGGTCGTAGCGGCAACGACGGCGGTTGCGGTATCGGTAAATAATGGGGTTGTCGTGGTTGCCATTGGGTGATCGGTCCTCTGATAAGTAAGTGGCCGCTTAGGCGAGCCTGTCCCCGGGCTTGTGCAGTCCGTCCGCGATCGGACCGGCCTTGCGACCCTCGGGCAAGTGGTCGAACGCGACAAGCCGCTCGAGGTCAGGGCAATCCTCGGGGGAGAGCTCTACCCGCTGCACGCGGTTCTCGTTGACCGTGCAAAGGTCGTGTCCGTCTTCGCCCTGGGGGACGAGCGCCGGCCGGGCAATGGTGCGCATGCCGCCCACAATCGAGCCGGGCCCGCCCGCGTCGAAGACGAGGACCGCCTTTCCCTCGGGGGTGAGGTGAGGCTTGCCCAGGGTGAGAGTCTTGGAGAGCACGCCGACGGCCGCCGCCGACGTGTACCAGAGACCGCCGAAAAGAAGTGTTGGCGTTGTCGAAGTTGGCATGTCAGGCGCTCCCGAGCTCGAGGACGGGGGTGAGGTTGAGCGTGGAGGGATTCACGAGCGCGATGGACGAACCCCATTGCTCGGCCAGAAGGCCGACGCCCGACGTATTGCCCTTCCAGAAGTGGCCGTACACGGTCTGCGCCGAGGTGGCGCTCCATGACTGTTGCGTTCCGTAGGTCGAAATGGCGTTGTGGTTCACGCCGTCGATCGTCGAGCCGGTGAGCGCGACCGTGCCCCAGGTGCCCGCCGCGATGGTGCGGGTGAGCGTCTTCTGCGAGTAGCCCGTGAAACTCGCTTCAATCGCCGTGTACGTGCTAAGCGTGTCGGTGACCGCGGGAGTGTGCGACGTCGAGAAGAGGCCGAGGAGGATGCTTTCGAGCGTGCCGCCGCCCAGGAGATCAGTGAGCCATTGAGACTGGCCCGTCTTGAGAACTTTGGCCGCCATGAGTCGGTCCTTTCCAAGTGGAAGAGAAGAAAGGCCGGCGAGCGCATGGGCCCGCCGGCCCTGAATCGAATCAACTCAAGAGCGGGGGTCAGGCAGACTCGATCAGCGAGCCGAGCTCGGGACGAGCAACAACGACGCCCCAGAAGCAATGGAGGTGTACGATGGTCCCCTGATCCTTCAGGCTGTACTGCATCTGCATCTGGACCGGGAGCACGTTCTTTACCTTGAAGATGCTCTCCTTCACCGAAGGGTCATTGCTCGGCGGGGGAGGACTCGTCACAGCCGCGATGGCGTAGCGGTGCATCAGAATGCCGGGCTCTTTGCCCGCATTGTAGGCCGCAAGGTGCTGGTCGTAGCGCACCTCGCAACCATACTGAGTGACGAGCTTGGCGCGCTGCTGGGCCTGCACGGCCGCGTTTTCGCCGACCACGTACTGATTGATGAAGTTGGAATCGGCAACCTGATTGCCGTAGCTCTTCACCGATTCGATGAGGAACATATTTCCATCATCTTCGGTGGGAGCACCAGCCGCGGCGAGGTTCTGCCAGGCCAGGCCGATGTCGGCGCGCACGATCTCATCGGCGCCGGCGCCGGAGATCAGCGAGTAGGTGGAAAAGTTGCCCGTGGTGACGAGAGCCGCGATGGTGCGGTTCACCTTCCGCATGAGGCCCTCGAGCTTGGGCTTGAGGTACTTCTGCGCGAGCTGGACCGGGGTTCGGGCCTGGTCCCACGTCGGGAGCAGGAAGGACGTGCTGAAATGCTTGTTGAACGGGACCGCCACGCTGTTGTGCTTGGCGTCGCTGGTCGCGATTGCGCCGGAGCCAATGTCGGTCACATCGGCTTCGTTCACGGTCGGGATGATCACGTTCAATGATGTGAATGGTTGGACCGGATCGGGCCGGTGCTCCCAATACACGCCGTCGAGGAAAGCGTTCTGGTACTTGAGGGACTCGGCCGCGGTGGAGGCCGAGGCCACGAGTGTCTGGAACAAGCCGGTTGTGTCGTTGCCCATTGGAGATAGTGTCCTGGGTGAAGGGAGAGGGGAGAGGAGAGGGAGAAGGGAGAGATGCAGAGGCAGAGGCAGAGGCAGAGGTGAGGCCTGGAGGTTTACTCGTCAACGATCTCGAAATTGTCCTCGAGGGAGGCCGCCGCGATCTTCGATTGGTTCCGTTCCATGAACGTGGCGTCGTTAAGCTGCTTGCTCGTCACGCGGAACTTGCCATCGCCGCCGGGGTTCTTGGCGCCGTGACTGGCGCCCTCGCCTTTGGGGAGCTTGGTTTGGCCGCTGGAGCCCTTGGAGCTTTCGCCGGTGTAGTGGCCGCGCGTCTCGAGGAACTTGCCCAGGTGCTCGCGAATCGCCTTGCCATCGGGCTCGGTGGCGTCTTCCTTGGCTTCATAGCCGGCGAGCTTCCACACGTCGTCGCGGAACTCGGGCCGGATCTTGAGCTCATCGGCGAGCTTCTCGTACTCGCGCTGGTGGGTCAGGCCGCGGAGCTTGGCGCCGGTTTCCCTGGCTTGCGACTCGAACGGTTCGAGCTCGGCAATGCGCGCGTCGCGCTCATCCACAACGGAGAGCTGTTCCTCGAGCGCCGCCTGCATGGCGTCGAAGTCGGCGCGCAAACGGTCGTAATCAGCGCGGGAGACATAATCTCCCTCTTTCGGTTCTGGCATCGGTGCTCTCTGGCCCGGCGTCGGGCCGCGGGGGGAGGTGTGAGGCCGGCGCGACATCGCGCCGCTTGCTGCCTGGGGAAAGGTTGGCGGGCGCTTCCCCCGCCGTGCGGTATAAGCCCCGCCTGGCATTTCAGCGTGATTTGCTCAGCACTCGTCGGACTTGTAACGGAGATTGCCGGCCGCCATCTCGCCCAGGAGATGGTCTAGCAGCGAATCGGGGTCCGGCCCTTGCGAGCCGTCGCCGTTCTCAGTCAAACGCGCCGAGCTTGCCGGAGAGGATGTCCTTGACGACTCGCGCGAGGTGCTTGTGAGTTTCCGCGGTAACGGTCTTTCGGTTTTCGCCATTGGCGATTCTCTCCGCTGCTTCATTGAGGGGTTTGCTGATTCGTGGGTCGCGGTTGCGGAGCTGGTCAAAGAACTTGAGGAATTGCTCGCTCTCGGTGGCGACGTGCCCGGTTGTGTCGGTGTCGATCGAGGTTTCGCCGCCGCGCTCGGCCAATTTCTGGGCCGCCTTGGACTTGCTCACTGCCTTGAACAGCCGCTCATCCTCGGCGAGACTCCGCTTGATGCTGTCGGCGACTTGGGCCCGATGCACGAAGAGCGCCTGTTCCTCTTGCGAGGTGCCGAACAGGTCCCGGACTTCCTTGGTGGTCGAGCCGGCCGCCCTGGCGTCTTCCACCATGTTCTTGATCGTGCCGTCCGTGACGTTCTTGAATCGTGGCTGATCGAGGACCTTCACAAGCGCGTCTTGCTGAGCATGGCTGAGGCCGCCGCCGCCCAGGATGGCCGCCCGGTTGTGGTTGATCTGGCCGTCTACCACGCGGTGGAAGATGGGATCGGAGAGCGTGGACATCGCGAGTCCCTGGCGCGCCGTGTGTTCCTTGAGACTGACGCCCTTTGCCTTGACGTGTTCGGGGGTGAGCTTGGTGTCGCGGAAGAACTTCGCCGCGTCGAGAGCCGAGCCGCGTCCCTCGGCAATGTTCACCAGCGCGCCCTTGGCTCTTGCCGCCTCGGCGGTGGGCGCGTCGAGATACTTGACGTGAATCGTCTTCTCGCCGAGCCTGTTTGCCAGATCGAGGCGATGGTGGCCGTTCACGACGTAGGTTTTCCCGTTCGCGGGATCGCGCCACACGCTGATGCTGCCGGCTAATTCGTGATCGAACTTCTGGACGTCCGATAGTGCGTCGGTGACGCCGTGATTGCCCTGCGCGGCAAGTTTGTATTGAAACCGCTTGGGGTCAAAGTGAATCTTGTCCGTGCCCATCTGGTAGGCTTTGCCGGGCTTGCCGTACTTGTGTGGCTCGGCTTGCTCGAGGTGCTCGGCGCGGTAGGTCTTCACCTTGGCGGCCGTGGTCGATCGCTGCTTCGCGAGCACTTCCCGCGGGGAGAGCCGCCGGGGTGCCTGGAAGGCTTTCTCGGTGGTTTTTACCCCAGCCGTTCCCCCTCGGTTTGTGGGTCCGGGGGCAGGCCGCCGCGTCGATGAGACGGCCGCCGGCTGGGGTTTCACGCCCGCTCTGACTCTGGCGACGATGGCCGCCGCCGCGGATTGCTCCGAGGCCGGCGCCATGTTCCAGCCGCCTTGCTTGGTGTAGCTTTTGCCCTTGGCCGCGGCCTTGAGAATCTTGTGATGTTCGAGCCAGCGCTGGGCGCCGATGAGGTCGCCCGCCCTGGTGGCGTGGCCGTGCTGGCGGAGTGCGGAACCCGCCATAATCTTGTAATCCGAGCGGGTGAGCTTCTTGGCCTTTTGCGCCTTGGCGGGCTTGGCCGCGGCCGGTTCGCCGAGCTTGCCCGGTGTCTTGCGGAGCTGGCTGACCGCCTTCACCGCGGCCGCCATCTTGGAGGTCTGGCGCGAGACGACTTTGCCCTTGGCCGCCGCCTTGTAAATGTCGATGGCTCTTTGTTCGCGAGCCCGATTCGCCGCAGATTGTTGGCGTAGCTTGCCCATGTCTGCGTTGCGCGACTGCATCCGCGCCATGAGTTCCGAGTTGCGAACGGACGCCTTGCCTCGGATGCGTATCAGACGTTCCGCAATCGTGCCCTTGCTGGCTCGCTTGGCCGCCGCTTGCTCTTTCAGGCTTGGCCCCGCCGGCTTCGCTTCGAGCTTGCTGGCCGCCGCTTTCTCCCGCGCAATAGCGCCGAGGGATCGGTTCATTGTCGTTGCCGCGCGTTCTCTGGCCGCCTTGAGCTGCCCTTCCCGCGCGCCGACTTGCTCATTCTTGCCGTACAGCTTGCTGGATGGGGTGCCCGTCCTTGTCGCGAGTTCAAGCCGGTGTTTGGGGATGCGGAGAAGTATTCGC